TTAATAAATTAATGTTTTCTGGGTGTCCATATATTAACGGATCGGACACAGACCACAACACGATTCCTTGCTTACCTTCGTCCCAGCCTAAGTGCTGAAAAAAGCTGTCACAAGAAATCCAAGTTCTACACTCACCAATCAGTTTTCGTAACTCACTAATTGGTAAATTTTTTCTAAAATCCGGAACTAATTGCTTTTCACCCTCAATACCAACTTGAATAATTGGCTCGTTTATGTTTGCAATTAACTCTTCCCAGTAGGGATAGTTTTTTGGATTTTGGTTGCCACTAAGCAATGCTTTGGAGTATGGAGAGATAATAATCATGAGTAGAGCTTTCTGTAAGCATTCTCTAGACTGTCTTTCCACTTCCATTGATCCATCTTCTGATATACGTTAAAACAACTAACGTCACCAAACAACTTTTCTGCTTCGGCTATTGATCTACCGGGAACAACTTCAGGGTAGCAAGTAAAAACTTCAGCGTTAGGTATTGAAGGTAGTACGTGACTAAATACAACATGATCGCCAAGCCCGCAATTAAGAACCACAACGGTTTTGTCACGATACTGCAAAACATTTCTAAAAATTTGTTCATCGTGCTCGTACATTTCTTTTCTTGTTTCACTGCGAATCCCACCTTGAGGATTCTTCATGTGCCAAGTTATGGCGTTTGGTACTGCTAAAATTTTGTAGCCTTTTTTAGCAAGACTGTGTGTAAATAATGTTTCTTCTCTGTGAGCTACCCTGGATAGGCCAGTATTATAATCAGCAATACCACTCCGATACAGGAAAGTGCAGTGTAGATGTTCCACAGTTCTTGGAGCATTAATCATTCCCCATTGGATATTAGGTTCACTATCAATGTTATCAATTTTGCCGGTAACGTTACTTGTGTCTGGCATGTATGGTGGAGTTAATACCGAACCACCTACTGCGCCGACATCAATATCGAAGTGTTTTATTAAATTCTCTAATACGTTAGATTCGGGAACAGCATCGTCGTCACAACGCCAAACCAAGTCATACCCCATTCGGTTAGCGCGTTGGTGAATGTGGTGTTGACCTTTTTTCTCAGCGTATACCCACTCCCACGCGATGCCCTTAGCATCTAACATCTGAAAAAAGTATGAATAAATCATCTCTTTTCGCATGTCTTGTGGCTCGTCATTATCATCAAAAATGACCAGCTTATCTACTGGTCTTGTCTGGTTAATAATGGCGTTTAATACTAGGGGAAGTGTTGTAAAGTACCGCCCCCGTGTTGCTACGGAGCAAAGAACTTTATTCATTATCCCACCTGCAAATCATTAAGTTACTTGGATTAAAAGCGTTTACTGCTTTCATTCTTTCTGAAATTTCTCCGTCATGGCTAATGTATGCAAACTTAAAGCCAGGGAAATCTTTTTCAGTTAATCCGTGTAACTTGTGGTGCTCACCCCAAAAGCCTTTTGGCTCGTTGTGTGGCACGGTAATTAATAAGCGCTTGCAGTGTTTTTTGAGTTTTTCAACAATTTCTAGTCCGTTGTCAAGGTGCTCAATTACTTCAAACGCAATAATGTTGGTGTACGTACCTAACTCATAGGTATTGATGTCTGCTTGGTAAAACGTTGCGTCGTCAGACCATTCTTGCTCTTTAGCTACGTCTACAATAATTGGATCGTAATCCAACCCCATGTATGCTTTAGTGTTTAAAAACGGATAGCCATAACCTGTCGAGCAACCAATTTCTAACACGGAGCCGGGTAGTATATTTTTCCCTGCCCACTCGTATCTTTGAGTCTCGCGCGGAAACACAGGATCGCCTTTGAGAAACACCGCGCGCTCGTAGTTGTTTGACAAGCGCCAGTAGTACCACTCTTTGTTGTACTTCTTGGCTAATCTAAGTTCGTTTAATAAAAACTTGTTTGACCAGTCTTGCACCAATGTTTCGTCGTGTACTGTGCCTTCAGCCTTGTGGTAGATTGGGAACGATCCGTCATCAAACTTTGCGTCAATCTTAAAGCCAGCTTGTTCAGCTTCGTAGCAAAACTCAATGTCTTCGCAGCCGCCGGTGCCGTACTCTTCGTTAAGAAAACCGATGGTTTGAAACACCTTGGGGTCAATCATTACACAAAAGAACACCGCAAAACGGCGCTTGGTAATTGTCGAATACTGAGTCCACACCGCCGATATGTCGCCGTTAGTGTCTAGTTTTCCTAACCAACCATGGTCTAAGATCTGAGTGTCGTTATTTAGTAACACAATCTTTTCACCCTTACAAACCCGAATGCCGTTGTTTGTTGCCTTGGCAAACCCTAAAGGCTGATCATTCCAAACTACGTACAAATTTGGCACTGCAGTTGCTAAGTAGTCTAAATACGCTTTTGTATTGTCTTTACAACCGTTTGCCGACACAACCAACTCTACGTTGGTCATGTCGGTGTGCTTGATGATTGAGTCAATGCAAGGTTTTAGGTACTTTTCGCAGTTATTGTACGTTGGTATTACGATGCTGTATTTCATGGTTTCCTATCAAGTTCGTACGAACCGTATTGTTCTACTACCACTAATACGCAAAAACGCTAAAATCGGCTTTTATTTTTTCAGTTTATCTACTTCGTCAGCCAATTCTTTAACCGCTTCAATAATCAAAGCTGTCAGTTTTTCGTAGCGAACTGTCCAATACTTCTCATCAATTGGCGCTGGAACAACAATTTCAGGCAATACTGCTTGAACTTGTTGCGCCGACACACCAACCTCGCGCTCCGCCTTGTATCCAAGTGCTTGGGCTGTTTCGTTTGCTTCGTAGTAAAAACCGTTAAGGCTGCGCAGTTTTTCCAGAGCGTTTTGAATGTTGCCAAGTCTTGTTTTTAGACGATCGTCAGAGTAGTACGCTGTGATGTTGTTTGTTGCACGGATTTCACCAGCGGTTCCAGATGCTGCGGTATTTACGCCAAGGCTGTTAACTTGAGCGTTTGAGCCTGTTGTGAATGCACCAGAGTAACCGGAGTATCCAGAAGTACCTGTAGCGCCAGTTGCACCACTATATCCAGAGAAGCCTGATGCACCAGCAGAACCCGCAGCACCACTATATCCGGAGAAGCCTGACGCACCATCTGAGCCAGTAGCACCACTGTAGCCAGAGAAACCGGATGTGCCGGCAGAACCTGCAGCGCCACTGTAGCCAGAGAAACCTGATGCGCCGGCAGAACCTGCAGCGCCACTGTAGCCAGAGAAACCTGATGCGCCGGCTGAACCCGCAGCACCACTGTAGCCAGACGTACCGCTGTAACCGGAATAACCAGAGTAACCAGATAGGTTTTGACCATCGATCCAAACTGGAGCGTAGCCAGAGCCTTGTGTTGCTAGAACATAGCCGCTGGTACCGTAAGAGCCGTTAAACGCCACTGCATTTTGTTCGTTGATAGTAATAGCATCAACTGTGCTGTTACCAATCACAAAGTGGATTGGGAACGACTCAAAAGTACCGAGTGCTAAGTGACCACCTTTAGCGTATAGATAGGTTTCGTTTGGTAACGAGAATCCACCAGCACTACTAAAGCCTTCACCGTTAATACCGAAGTCACCGTAGAAATCATTCTCGTCACCAGCGCTGCTTGAAACAATAAAGTCGCAAGACGCCTGTGTGCCGGTGTTAGTGTTTTGCAAGATCATCTGGGCGTATGTATCTACATCCGTTTGGAAGCTCGCAAAAATGTTGGTGTCGGTATAGGTTAGTGTGCCATAACTAAACGCGCCCTTATCAGATGCACTAGAAATTGATCCGCTGGCATTAAAATACAATGACGCAAGATCACCGGTTGCTCCGTTATAGGTTAGCGCGTTGGTGCTAAAGCCATAAGGGGTTTGGTTAGAACCTAACGCTGGGACGGATACTAAGTAGTAGTCGGCGTCGGTTGTGCTGTTGGTTGCATTAATTGCTGTGGACGGACCATTAGCACCACTGTAGCCACTGTAGCCAGAAATACCAGACCAACCAGAGAAGCCTGAGTATCCGGAGATACCGAGTCCAGAATAGCCTGAGATGCCACTAAAACCGCTGTAGCCGCTTATTCCGGAACCGGAGTACCCTGAGGTACCAGAGTAGCCAGAAATGCCGCTATCGCCGCTGTAGCCAGAAATGCCGCTATATCCAGATTCGCCGCTGTAACCAGAGAAGCCGGAGATACCAGAACCGCTGTAACCAGAGAAGCCAGAGATACCGGAACCGCTGTAACCAGAAATACCAGAGAAGCCGCTGTAGCCAGAGATACCAGAAAAACCACTGTAGCCAGAGATACCAGAGTCACCAGAGAAGCCAGAAACTCCAGAGCCGCTGTAGCCAGAGATACCGGAGTAACCTGAATACCCACTATCACCAACGAATTGGCCAATGTCATTCCATGATGTGCCATTCCATACCCACAGATTACCAGTGTCTTCAGTTATGTAGGCATCATTTAGTGTATTGCCTGATGGAGGTAAATCGGCAGAAGTCGGAACTGTGCCTTTAATAACAATCGAAGCACCAGGCAAACCACTGTAGCCCGAGAAGCCGCTGTAGCCGGAAATACCTGAACCACTGTAGCCAGAGATACCTGAGAAACCACTATAGCCAGAGATACCAGAGTCACCGCTGTAGCCAGAGATACCAGAGTCACCGCTGTAGCCAGAGATACCAGAGTATCCAGAGATGCCGGAGAAACCGCTGTAACCAGAAATACCGGAGAAACCACTGTAACCAGAGATACCGGAGAAACCACTGTAACCAGAGATACCGGAGAAACCACTGTAGCCAGAGATACCGCTATAACCAGAAATGCCTGAACCACTGTATCCAGAGAAACCGCTGTAACCAGAAATACCTGATTGGCCTTCAAATCCAGAAATACCAGAGAAGCCAGAGTATCCTGAGAAGCCGGACTGTCCTACTTCACCAGAGTAACCGGAGAAGCCTGACTCACCGCTAAATCCTGAAATACCAGATCCACTGTAACCAGAGTATCCAGATTTACCACTGTATCCTGAGAAGCCAGAGATACCAGAGAAGCCGCTGTAACCAGAGATACCAGAGTCACCACTGTAGCCAGAGATACCAGAGTCACCACTGTAGCCAGAGATACCAGAGTCACCACTGTAGCCAGAGATACCAGAGTCACCACTGTATCCAGAGATACCAGAGAAGCCACTGTAACCAGAGATACCAGAGAAGCCACTGTAACCAGAGATGCCGGAGAAACCGCTGTAGCCAGAGATACCAGAGAAGCCGCTATATCCAGAGATACCAGAACCAGAGTAGCCAGAAATACCAGAGTCGCCACTGTAACCAGAAATACCAGAGAAGCCACTGTATCCAGAAATACCGGAGAAGCCGCTGTATCCAGAAATACCAGAGAAGCCGCTATAACCAGAGAAACCACTAAAGCCTGTTTTACCGTTTAGATTAATATTCCATGCGTCTAACGGAGTGTTGGTGCTATTAGGATATGTGATAACAACATCCATTGCACCACTTACTGAATCATAATAGATTACATCGCCACACAGGAAAATTGCGTCATCTGTAGGATCTGCAATAACAACAGATTGATTTACTGTGTAAGAAAGTCCTGTGCCAACTGTTAGACCCAGTGTTAATCCTACTAGATAATTACTTGGTATAAATTCAGTGGTAGAAGTTGTAAAGTAAAATACGCCTTCTCCAGAGTAACCGGATATACCAGAATCGCCACTGTAACCAGAAATACCGGAGAAGCCGCTGTAGCCAGAGATACCGGAGAAGCCACTGTAACCAGAAATACCGGAGTCACCACTGTAACCAGAGACACCGGAACCGCTGTAGCCAGAAATACCGCTGTATCCGCTGTATCCGCTATCACCAACGAATTGTCCAATATCAACCCATGTTGTGCCGCTCCACACCCACAAATTGCCGGTGTCCGCGGTTACGTACGCGTCATTGGGTTGGTTGCCTGTTGGGGGTAAATCAGCTTCAGTCGGAACTGTGCCTTTAATAACAATTGAAGCGCCGGGGAGTCCACTATATCCTGAGAAGCCAGAGTCACCACTGTAGCCGGAGATACCGGAGAAACCGCTGTAGCCAGAGATACCAGAACCGCTGTAGCCAGAGATACCAGAGTCACCACTGTAGCCAGAGATACCAGAGTCACCAGAGTATCCAGAGATACCAGAGTCACCAGAGTATCCAGAGATACCAGAATAACCAGATTTGCCGCTAAAGCCTGAGAAGCCAGAAATACCGGAGTCACCACTGTAACCAGAGATACCAGAGAAGCCACTGTAGCCAGAGATACCAGAGTCACCGGAGTAACCAGAGATACCAGAATCGCCGCTGTAGCCAGAGATACCAGAGTCACCGGAGTAACCAGAGATACCAGAATCGCCGCTGTAGCCAGAGATACCAGAGAAGCCAGAATATCCAGACTTACCGCTGTAGCCGGAGATACCGGAGTCGCCAGAGTAACCAGAGATACCAGAATCACCACTGTAGCCAGAGTCACCACTGTAGCCAGAGATACCAGAGTAGCCAGAGTAGCCAGAAATACCGGAACCGGAGTAACCTGAAATACCAGAATCACCGCTGTAACCTGAAATACCAGAATCACCGCTGTAACCTGAAATACCAGAATCACCGCTGTAACCTGAAATACCGGAGTCACCAGAGAAACCAGAGAAGCCAGAAATGCCGCTGTGGCCAGAAAAACCGCTGTAGCCTGAGATACCAGAACCACTGTATCCAGAAAAGCCAGAGAAACCGGATTCACCGCTGTAGCCACTATAACCGCTATCACCAACGAATTGACCAATGTCATTCCATTCCGTGCCGCTCCAGACCCACAAGTTACCCGTATCTGCTGTTACATACGCGTCGTTGACAGTGTTGCCTGTTGCGGGTAAATCCGCCTCCGTTGGAACTGTGCCCTTAACAACAATTGAAGCTCCAGGCAAACCGCTGTAGCCCGAGAAGCCAGAGTCACCAGAAAAGCCAGAGAAGCCACTGTATCCAGAAATACCAGATCCACTATATCCACTAATACCGCTGGCACCTTGCGGTCCAACAATGCGGCCAACGTTAGTCCAACCTAAACCTTGCCAAACATACAAGTCACCATTAGAATCAACAATGTATGCGTCGTTGTAATTAGCACTAGATGGTAAATCGTCTGTTGTTGCAACACTACCAATAATGTTTAAGTTTGCACCAGCTTCTCCAGAAAAGCCGCTGATACCACTGTAACCAGATTGACCGCTGTAACCGGATTCACCAATCTCACCGCTGTAACCAGATTGACCGCTGTAACCAGAAATACCAGAAGCTCCAGAGTATCCAGAAATACCGGAACCACTGTAGCCTGAAATACCGGAGCCACTGTAGCCTGAAATACCACTGTAGCCTGAAATACCACTGTAGCCTGAAATACCACTGTATCCAGACGCACCAATTTCACCGCTGTAACCAGAAATACCGGAAGCTCCAGAGTATCCGCTGTAACCAGAGATACCAGAACCGGAGTAACCAGAAATACCAGAACCACTATAACCAGATTGCCCGCTGTAACCAGATTGACCACTGTAACCAGAAGTTCCAGATTGACCACTGTAACCAGAAAGGCCGCTGTATCCAGACCAACCTGAAATAGGACCTAAAACAACACTAGAGCCGTCACTGTAATAAACAATTAAATCGCCAGTTGCTGAATCATACACCATGCTGGTAATTAACTTACCTGGTGATGCGGCGTTAGCAATCGAAGCTACAGACGCTTGCTTTGTAACACCGTTTTGTACCAGCGGTACTACCTCGCTACCAGTTAGCGTAATTGCGACGGGGAGTTGTGTTATTGACTGATCGGCCATATTTTAATTGTATGTAAATGCGCCATGTGAAGTGGCAGTACCATCGGGGGTCGTTACAGTAACATCAACTACACCAGTAATAGCGTACGCTGGTGTAGTGCATGATATTTGTATCGCGCTAATAATTGTAAACGTGGCTGCAACACCACCAAAGGTAACAGAAGTTGTACCTGAAAGATTTGTTCCATTAATTAATACCGGTGTGCCGCCAGCGTTTGTGCCGGAGGTTGGGCTAATGGATGTGATTGTGGGGAATGTTGTGACAATAGCTGGCCCAACACCGCTGTTTAATGATAAATCGCCGGGAGCCCCAGCAACACCGTACGGTGTTCCGTCGATAAAAAAACTATCATATTGGCTTGTTTGATTCGGATTGCCGTTGGTTACAAGCTGCTGTCCACCTACGGGCCCAATACCAATCGGAGTATCGGGGCGAGGAAAACGTAATGCAATGTTTTCTGTTTGTAACGCCGGCAAACGCCAGGGATCAAAATTGTCTAAATCTTCTTTGCAGACTCTCATGCCTGGAAAGTTTGGATCCGGCATTAGGTCGACATAGGGAAACTTTCTGCTGCAGCGATCACAGATCGCTACAGACAGTACTGAATTACCTCGAGTATCAAGGTAAACTGGCATGTTACCAGGTACCTGCTGACCATGCAACACGCTTCCAGATGTTAGTGGAATTGTCTACATAGTTTGCTGTGCAATAATACATGTATGTCGCATCAAACGCAACTTGACCTAATGTGTCGCCAGACGCGCCATAGCTATGCGCTGGCACTGTT